CTTCCAGACAGACAAGCAGAACCTGTGAGGGTATGAATCCCAGAAAACATAAACAATCGGAGAATTTGAAAAACAAAGTGTATACACCGGAAGGATATATTGCGGACCCACCTGATGCAATATGCCCTCATTGCGGTCAGAAGGGAAAGTCATGTTCTCATGTTAATAGTTTGAGTCGTGCTTGGGCTAGAAGTGCTTGTTCTAAAAAACATAATAATGATTCAAATAAAGAATAAATAAGAACGCATTGGAACTTTTTTATGCCAAGAAATGAACTGACTAAAGAAGAGATTAAGGTCAGAGTGATCAATTTAAAAAACAAGTTGATCAAAGAAGATAGATATCCTGGCGAGAAAGAACTTGCCGACAAATACCTGAATGAGGTATTATTCATTATTGAACAGTATTCAAGATAATTATGATTTTGCCACATCAAGAACATAATTCACTTATTGCTACTAGAGCTTTTCTTGAAGATCTTGCAAATCTAGAAAAGTTGACAGATGTTCCTGAAAAAATTAAATTAAATGCTAAGTACCTTTTAAAGTATTTTCCTAGTAAAGAAAAATTAAATAAACTTTATCAAGGAAATACAATAGAAGATATATCTTCATTAAAAAATACTGAGGAATCTGAGGATAATTCTAATAAAATTCTAAATAATAATCAAACTTGGGATACTCCAGGATTTAAATGGAAGACCGAAGTTGAATTTCTGTCTCAAGAATCTTGAGATTCTTTGGGGAATTAGCTCATTTGGTAGAGCACTGCTTTTGCACGGCAGGGGTGAGGGGTTCGAGTCCCCTATTCTCCATTTTAAAATCTCACTTGACCGAAGTGGTTAAATACTATAGAATAACCGAGAGTTTAAAACTTGGTTATGAACGTTCCGAGTCGATCAGATTTAATGCACATGCGACTACAAGCATGGATGCGTGAGTACTCTTGTAGTGATATTGAGTATCTTGGTCAAAGAGAAGGTGAACATTATTACAGAATTGCTGATTATGAAGTACCCGTTTCTAACATAGAAGGTTTGGAGGAAGTAGTATGACTGATGTTCGGGTTTCGGCTATCAACAGAGTGTTGTACTTTACTATCCCAGAACAAAGGATTGTTTATAAAGCCATGAAAATGTACTTGGAAAAACATCCAGAAAATCAAGATGCACAAATTATTAAAGAAGATTTTTATCGACAATCTTTTGAATAGTCCTATTGCAACTAAAAAAATGAAAGAAACTTATTACATTTATGATGCTGAATCTAAACAGGATAAGTGGAATCGGGGTCTAGATTTGTTTATTGAAAGTGTCCATAAACCTGACAATGAACTTAGACAGGCTGCACATGATCAGAAGTGCTTCCATGAACTTATGGATGTTAGAGAAACTGTCCTTGAGTATTTAAAAACACTTCGTTGGGAGTAAAATGGAATACTACTATTTTTGGTTTTTCTTATTTGCACTTGCTGCATATTTTATTGTAACCGATTCAAGTGTTGCTAGATTGGTTGATCTTGCAACTAAACTTCTTAGGTTTCAGTATGAGAAAACTAAATGGTGGTTAATTCATAACCCTCGTAATCCAATAGTAAAGTATATGATGTGGAGACGAGCTATGAAAATCGCTGAAGAGTTACATAAGGAGTTCAATAATGACAAACTATGATAAAGTTATTGACGCAATTTCTAATGAAATATATCTATTAAATGTTTCTAATGAAAGTTGGAATGAAGACTCTGCTAAAAAAACTTCTCGCAGAATTCTTGAAATAGTAGAAGAATTCCAGAGAATTAAATATAAAACAATTAATGATAATCTATGAACGCTACTATTGTTATTCCTGCAAGAATTGAAAGTTCTCGTTTACCGAAGAAAGTTTTATCTGATATTGGAGGTAAAACCTTAATTCAGAGAGTGGTAAACCAGTGTATGATTACTGGTCTGGAAACTTATGTAATCACAGATAGTTTTGAAGTTTATGAGTCTGTTAGAGACACTAAAGTGAAAGTAGTCTTACAACAAGCCGAAGCCTCTAGTGGAACAGAACGCATTTCTAATGTGATGACATCTATTCCTGGAGAAAAAATTATTAATGTTCAAGGTGATCAACCATTCATTTCACCAGAAGCTATTTTGGAAATGAATGAGCATCTCCTTAAAGAAAATTATGATGTTGTTACTCCGTATAAACTATATGATAAAAATAGTAAGTACGGAAAGTCTCAAGATAAACCAAAATTAGTTACTAGTCAATCTGGAAAAGTTCTATATTTTAGTAGACATCCTATTGGAACTGATCAACTAAAAATTCATATGGGAATATATGGATACACTAGAAATTTTTTAGAGAATTTTAGTCAATTAAAAACCTCCCAGTTGGAAGAGACTGAGAGGTTGGAACAACTACGGTTTCTTGATAATGATGTTTCTGTTTTTTCTTATGAAACAGAACATGATGTGTTTTCTGTAGACACCCCAGAAGACTTAGAAGACGCTAGAGAGATAGTTCGGAAACTCTGATAAAGGAATCTGACAATCCTTGTCTGAGAGTGCCTCAGAGGGCTTAGGATGCACTTCTACAAACAGTGCATCAGTTCCCCAAACGAGAGCACTCTTGGACAATTTTTCTGCATACTTCCAGTTTCCACTTGTAACAGAGTCTCCTCCTTCCTGAGTAGAGTGTGTTGCATCAAAACATACTTTGAATCCTGCATTCTTAAGAATATCAATTGTTCTAAAGTCTACTACTAAGTTGTCATATCCAAAACAACTTCCTCTTTCGCAAATATAAAAATCTTCACAACCATACGATTCCATCTTTTCTCCAAGAAGAATTGCATTTCTAGGAGAAATAAATTGTCCTTTTTTTACATTTACTAGTTTTCCACTTTTTGCAACAGCTTCTAATAGTTCCGACTGTCTACACAAAAATGCTGGAACTTGGAATGCATCTACATAATCATGAAATAAATCTACTTGATTTGGTAAGTGTATGTCAGTGATAATTTTATACCCAGACGTTCTGAGTTCTGAGAATACGTCCATTGCGTATCCATAACCTTTTCCAGTAAAACTATTATGACTTGATCTGTTTGCTTTCTCGAAAGAAGTTTTGAAGTAAAAGTCTACGTGTTTTGGGATGTATTTTGAAATTGTTTTTGCAACTTCAAAACAAACCTCTCCGGATTCTAGAGCACAAGGACCTGCAAATAATTTCATTTCATGTTATAATTTCTAAAGACATTATATCACAATGAGTAAATATTTTCCAGAATATAACAAACTTAAAGAATGTTGGGTGGGTAGGGCCTACTCGTCCGATCTCGTTGAAGATTCTTTTATCAAAGAAATTCTTGATGAAACTGAAGAAGATCTAAAAAACTTTTCAGAAGTATTGGAAACATTTGGTGTTGTAGTTAAAAGACCGACATATAAAAATCCAGATGTAACAAAAAAACCTCAACTACTACATGCAAGAGATCACCTACAATATATTAATAATAAGTTGTATGTTGGTCCTAGATATGAAGAAAATATCATTGATTGGTTGGAGTTGTTAGATCATAGAAGTAACTATATTACGTTAGATAATCTTTGTGCTCCTAGTGTTATCCGAGCTGATCGAGTTTATTTTGATGCAGTTGCATGGACGAGAAAGAGATTCGATTACTTTAAAAATGCAAATCCTGAAGTGGAATGTATTTATGAAAGATTTTCTTGTAGGGATTTTAATATCGAACGACACACAGATGGAGTCTTTGTGGTTGTAAAAGAAGGTGTAATCATATCTACACCTCAAGGTCGTAACTTGGAACATTGTTTTCCTGGGTGGGATATTTTGTACTTGGAACACAATACTCAAGACATTAAGGCTATGGATATGACCAAAGATAAATTTGTTTGGTCCCCAAATCAAATTCCGTATGAGTATAAAGATTGGGTAGGATATTCTCCAGAAACTTTTTTTGATGTTAATGCTCTTCAATTAGATTCAGAACATCTAATGGTTACTAGATATAACAAACAAGTTTTCGAGTTTCTGGAAAAACATAATGTTGAACCAATCATTGTTCCCTTTAGGCATAGGTATTTGTGGGATGGGGGACTACATTGTATGACATTTGACTACCTACGAGAAGAGTGATGTTGTTAAATGAGGAACCTATTGTTGGAGGTCAAATATTACAAGAACCTTGGCCTCATCAGATCATAGAACAAACTATAGATCAAAAATCTTTTGAAGTTTTAAAGACGATACCAAGATTCCTTTTAACTAAAGAAAATATTCAAAAAAATTCTTTTCTTAAGGAGAAGATATTTTTTGATGCTAGGACTTCACCTGGAGGAGCCGTACTTGATATTCTGGATTTAATTAAGTGCGGAGTGTCCGAAGATGTGGTTGAAGTATTATTTGATGTTGCTCAAGATTTTTTAAAGTTATCTAAGTCTATCCTTGATAGGTATCCTAATAGTAGAAAACCATCACCAGAACAAGAAGTTTTTGTTCAGGCAAACATCAACTTAGATTTTCCTTATAATTGGTTTCCTCCGCATGATGATGTTAGTAGAAAAATTATAACTTTTATAGTTTATCTCTCACCAGAAAATAACATAGGAACAATACTACACTCTATTGAATCTGAAGATGATGTACAAAAAATAGTAGAGTGGAAACCAAACTCTTCTATTTTATTTTGTCCAGAAAAAGATGTGACATGGCATTCGTTCAAAGCTTCTGATAAACTTAGAGTTGTTTGTGCGTTTTTTATTGAAGTAAATGTAGAGTCACGACCTATATTTGAATATAATTTTTCTAGTGGTAAGAAAGCTAGATGGATTGGAAAGCCCAAAGTCAACTGACACCCACCTTGCATAAAATCAAAAGTGTGGTAGAATGTGGGAAACATATATTCTGAACATGATTGATCGTATTGTTACCATTAAAAACATTGGAATCTTCGGATTATCCATTTTAATTGGTGGTTCTATTGGATCTTCTACTGGATCTTATCGTTCTGTAGAAGACACTTTGATTCTCTGTAATCAAAGGCCTCATGAATGTAAATTTAAGTACGACATTTTAATGTATGAGAAAAATGGTAAAGTTCCCTATGAAGATCCGACTAAAGTAAAAACACAACCCAAAACTCAAACAACCGTAGTAAAATGAAAGACCTCCGAAAAATTAAATATATTTCTAGAGAAATCAAGGAAGGAGACTTTGTAAAATTTACTGGATGCACCCGAGAACAAGTTATGTGGGGTAATAATACTGATCCAGAAAATCTTCTTATCTATGGTGGAATTTATTATGTTGAGAAAATGATTGTAAAATCTTCTCACACTAAACTTATTCTTCGTGGAGTCGAAGGTAAATTTAATAGTGTTTGTTTTGAGTGTTTAGGAAATGGCTCTTTCTGAGAAGTCAAAAATTTATTATAATGTTTGGTGTTGTGCCTATCGAAGACGATATTTTGCCAAGTGTAAGGGAGACTGGGAATTATATGATCGTGAACATCAAACTTTGTTAATGTGTCTTAGAATGAAAGATGCAAAATGGACGACATTTGATACTGAAAAACCTAACTATTTAAAATAATGATTTCAATTTTTGATTTATTTCACGATGAACGTCGGTATGGTTGGTCTGTGGATAAACGTTACGACTGGATCAACATGCTCATAACAATGCAAAAGAAAAAACCCCAACGGTTCAAAGAATTTCAATATTCAAACTCAACCATCTATCATCATATAGATAGAGTACAACAAGAACAAAATTTATATGATTGAATTAAAGGATAAAAAAATTATTCGAGTAATTCAAAAAGATTCATCTTTGATGCATTTGACATGGATGATTAATAATATATGCAATAATAAATGCACATATTGTTTACCAGAATTAAACTCAGGTAAAGGTCATCATTATAAATGGGAGAATGCAAAAAAATTCTTAGAATTATTATTCGAAAAGTATCCAAAAATTCATTGTTCAGTTACTGGTGGTGAGCCAAGTATTAGTCACTTTTTTCCTGAGTTGGTAAAGTTTTTTAATTCTAATGGTCATACTATAGGTACAACTAGTAATGCATTTAAACCAATAGAATATTGGGAAGATATTTCAAAGTATTTAAAGTATGTTTGTTTTTCATACCACCCAGAATTTCCTGTTAAAGATTTTAAAGAAAAAGTAATTGCTGCAAGTTTAAACACATTCGTAACTGTGCGACTAATGATGCTTCCTTCTAAGTGGGATCATTGTATAGAAGTTTTCAATTCATTAAAAGATATTGATACTTGCTTTTTGGAACCAGTTAGAATTATGGATTGGGGTAGTAAACATAAAGAAACTCATATCTACACAAAAGATCAATTAGATTGGTTTCATACTGATGAAGCTGCAAAACCCCACCAAAAGATACTAAAACATTTGGGAAAACAGGAAATTCTAAAAATAACATCCGATTTTCAATTTGAAGATGGATCTATTTTGTTAGATGACCCAAATAACAATATAAATTCAATAGAATTTATTAATTGTGGTATGACTAATTTTGAAGGATATGTTTGTGAAGTTGGATTGAAAAGTTTATTTGTAAATTCATCTGGACAGATATATCTAGCTAATTGTGGTATTGGTGGACCCATTGGAAATATAGATGAGTTTGAACAAATAAAATGGCCGACTATGCCTGTCATTTGTAATAAAAAATATTGTCATTGTACTATTGATGTTAATGTTAATAAGTGGGTTAGAAATTATAATCAGTTAAAGAATCAAGGTCTAATCAAACCAAGAATACTTAATCCAAATACTTAAGATAATTATGGAAAAAGATCTACTTAAACATCACCAAGTAAAATCTAAATGGTACTATATTTTTTGGGGAATCATGGCCATTGCCGTAGTGAGTGGTCAGGTGTATGTTGGTATGGGTTATCGTGAGATGTCTAATGCCACAAAGTCTGTGGATATCCAAGTAAAATGTGTTAAATAATATAAAAATTATTTTTATTAAAGTGCCAAAAATAGATCATCTAAACTTTAATAAGTATGAGAGATTCTTTTCTTTTGGATGTAGTATGACTGACTATTTTTGGCCAACTTGGGCTGACGTTATCGGACTTCACATTCCAAAATATTATAATTTTGGATCTCCTGGAGCCGGAAACGCATTTATATCAAATCAAGTTGCTGAAATGAATCAAAGATTTCATTTTAACAATAAAGATTTGATAATAGTAATGTGGACTACAGTAAATCGTGAAGACCGATATATTAATAGAAAATGGCAGTGTTGTGGAAACATATACAATTCTATTCATGACGGATTGTATGATTTACAATATATTAAAAATTATGTCGATTATAGAGGATTTCTAATTAGAGATCTTGGATTAATATCATTAACTTTTAATTTTTTAAATTACATTGATTCGGACTTTTTGATGTTGAGTCATATGCCTATTATCAAAAAAACAACTAATTGTCATTCTTACAATTCTCTAGATGATGTAGTATTGGATACATCTGACGTGTTAGATTTATATAAAGATCTATTAAATGAAATAGAACCAGATTTCCTAACAGTGCAGTATAATTCAACTACTTGGCCTGGAGTAAAAATAAAAAAGAATGATTGCGGTAGATATAGGTACAAGTATGATTTACATCCTCCACCTATTGATCATGTTTCGTATTTAACAAAAATAATACCAAATTTAAAAGTCAGTGAAAAAGTTTTTAATTTTATTCAACAAGAAGATCTCAAAATAAGAACATTTGAAAGAACTAATTTTTTGTATGATCTAAATTCTCCAGAAATGCAATGGAAAAAAATGTCTAAATCTTATGTAAGTTTATGAACAAAACATTATTATATAATCAATCATGAGCGAAGTATCTTTCAAAAAACACAGGGTTTTCCGTGAGACAGATTCGGTTGTCTTCTATGATATTTCAGTAGAAAACTCAAATGCACAAGACCTTGTTGTTCATACAGGTCCTGCAATTTCTCCACCTGATGATGTTGTCGGTGCAAAACAATTTTATATTCACTATCAACAGATTGACCACAATCGTGTACTGTCTGGAATCAGAACCTTTGAACTTGTGAATCCAACTTGGAGGTATCCATATCATATTGTTCACCTGAATCGTAGTTCTGGTGCTCTTGTGATTCCAAAGATGACCTATCATCGCTCATATTCTGGTGAGGAAGGTTCAATCGTCATCAATCAGGCAATTCGTGACGAAGACTTCAACCCTGAGACCGAATTTGTTCCAATTTCTGCCGCTCAGGATGCAGAACTGTATCGCATTCTTGCACACGAAAAACCAGTGATTCATACCCTCGGAGAATAATGGCCATTTCTAGTAATGAAAAATTTCCTTACGAATCTTTTCCGTATAGACTTGATGTAAAGGAGGGTAAAGACAAAAGAACCTGTTGGTTTGAATGTAAAGAACATCTAGATAAGTATCTTACTAGACATAAACTTAATAAAAAAGATTACGAGTTGACTGTAAATTCTTGATAACTATGGAAAATTTTGAGTGGATTGACGATGCGTTTCGAGTAGAAGAACGCAAGTGGGGTACATGGGACTCTTACGATAGAGATGGTAAGAGTATTATAACCTCACTGACAAAGGAAAATTGTATTAATGCAACTCGGTGGTATCTAAAACAAAAACAGGAAGGGTTTTCTGAAACAGAAATTAAATATGAAAGTTTTGTTGGAGGAAAACTTTGAAAAGAAAAAAGACTATATGGAGATGGTGGGCAAAAGCTCTTGGGGAAAAGGCATCTAAGTGCGATAAAGAGTCTGACCTTGTTGCTTGGATAAGAACTTTTATTTTTATCACATACCTAATTACAAATTGTTTTATTGTTGCGGGAGTAATTAGACATTGGAATGATAGTCAGGACATTTATATAGAATTAAATACTAATGACCAACCAACACCCGCAATCTAATACAGTACCACTTGTAATTGTCCTAGTTATTCTTTTTTTGCTTGACTTAATAATTATAGGTGGTGTATTATATAAGGGACATGCAAATTTTGTAGAGTTATTTAAACATCTAAAACTATGACTAAAAGAACTTACACACAAAAAGATGGAACAATTTGGGAATGGGACGAAACTCCAGAACTTCTTCAACTCCTTAAAGAACTACACACAAAGGAGTCCACACCCAGCTCTGGATCCAACAACTCCGTGGTATGATTGGTTATGTTATTGTGAAATCTGTGAAAGTTTAGGCCCTATTCCAGGGCAACCTTCTCTTCGCAGATTTATGGCATATAGAAGATACCTAAAAGAAGTTGGAATACTGTAAATTTTTTGGAGATTATTATGAAAATATTTTTGGATACTGCAAATTTTGAAGAAATTTCTGATAAGTATGTCACAGGATTGATTGATGGAGTTACCACCAATCCAACTCTAATTAAAAAGAGTGGTAAAGATCCATATCAAGTTATTAAAAGTATTTCAGAATCTTTCTCTGAGTTTGAATCTATCTCTGCAGAAGTAGTTTCGAATACATGTGAAGGTATGGTCGAGCAAGCTCAACCATATTTGCAACTTGATAACGTTACAATAAAAGTTCCCTGTACTGTAGAAGGACTTAAAGCTTGTAGACAACTTCGTAGTATTGGTGCAACAGTTAACGTAACTCTCATCTTCTCTGCATCTCAAGCTGTTCTTGCTGCAAAGGCTGGTGCAACTTATGTTTCTCCTTTTGTAGGACGCTTGACTGATAATGGATTTGATGGACTTGAGTTGATTAAGAGTATTCGTATGATTTATGATAACTGTTATGATACTTCTGTTCCGCAAATTTTGGCCGCATCAGTTCGTAGTCCAGAAGTAGTTGCGTTGTGTTATCGTGAGGGAGCTGATATTGTAACTATTCCTTCATCAATCTTTGATAAAATGTATGAAAGTGTTCTTACTCGTGAAGGACTTGATATCTTCCAAAAGGATTGGGATAGTATTAATGTTTAAATATTATATTGATAAGTTTTCTCTAAAATTTCAATCTGTTTGGAAAAAAATCATGAATGATTATAGTTTTACAAATCACACATTTGTTATTGATGAAATTACAGGAGAAAAATACTCTTTAACAGATCTTCTAGTTGATCTTCAACGTAGAGTATCTGAACTGGAGGACAGGTACACTAGTCTCATTTTTGACGTTCGTAAACTTGAAGATGAGAATGTTGAGACTACAAATACTCTATACGAAATTACAAACTCTATTGATGCTGTTGATGCTCGTATAGATATATTGACTGCTGAAAAATGGACTGACAACAATGTATGAACTAGATGACTTTGAAAAAGCTTTAGCACACTTTGGTACAAGAGTCGATGTCATCATAGCGATGGAAATGGGAGGCAAATTAGATGCTGACACTGCTTACAAAAATATTAAGATGGAACTCAAAGAGCTCAAACGAATCCGAAAGTCTACAAAAAAAGACAAGGATTTGTGATAAGTGTGGAATTGAAAAATCATTAAAAGAAAACTTTGAAGTTGTCAAGTATTTTCGAGATGGTTATTCATACTATTGCAATGAATGTTCCAAACCAAGAAGCAATAATAAATAATTTGATTATGGTCAAACTAAGGTAGATATATGGCTATATTAACTACTAATGGAATATTTTTCTCTGCTGGAAATGAATTAAATTCTAGGATGTTTCGGGTACGGGTGCAGGTTCTGGTGGAACTACAAATTTTACTACGGTATTTTCCCCTACTGTAGCTTTAACTGGAACAGTAACTGCACCTACCAGTGGAATTCAACCTGGACCTGCTTTAGTTACAAGTCAAATTCCTTCCCACATCCACTCCAATGGTGGTGAAGTATCCTTAACTATTAACCCTCAAAACCCAGATGGTTCATATACTGGTGGAGATGTTAGAGCTGGAACTGGTTGGTCAAGAAATTCACCAGCAACAGGTTCAGGTGGATCAGATCAAACTCACACCCATCCATTTACAGGATCTGGTCCAATTGGTAGTTTGGGTCTAAGTGTCGGTGTTCAATATATTGACATCATCATGTGTAGTTTTGATGGATAAAATAAATAACTTAAAATATCTCTTAGTCGGATAATAGTATAATGGCAGCAGTATTAACAACAACTGGAATAACGTTTGGTGACGGTACATCACTAAATTCCAAATATGGAATAGTGCCTCAGAGTAGCGTATCGGTTTTTTTCCAAGCATCTGCCCCTACTGGATGGGCTCAAGTAACGACCCAAAACGATAAGGCTTTAAGAGTCGTTTCTGGTACTGGTGGTGGTTCTGGAGGTACTACTGCTTTTTCATCTGCTTTCCCTAATAGTTTAAAACCTGTTACTACTACAGTTACTATTACTGGAACTGTAGGGGATACTACTCTTACGACAGCACAACTACCTTCGCACACTCATGCTAATGGTGGATCCATAGGATTAACTCCTGGTGGCGGTGATGTTGCCTCTGGTGGAGGTTGGACAAGAAATTTCCCCAATAGTGGAGCTAACCCCGTACCTAATGGTGGGGCTCACTCACACCCATGGAGCGGTACAGCTCCTTTTTCAGCAAGTATAGATTTTAGAGTTCAATATATTGATGTTATAATTTGTTCTTTATCCTAATTTTTGGTATAATTATTGTATTCGTGGACTGATCTTATATGTTTAAAAAGACTGAACCTGGGACATACTGCCCTTTAATCAAAAAAGATTGCATTGAAAATAAATGTGCTTGGTATATGCATGTTAGAGGTATGAATCCAAATACTGGTGAAGATGTTGATCACTGGGGATGCGCTGTTTCATGGATGCCAATGCTTACAATAGAAAACTCTCAACAACAAAGATCTACTGGAGCTGCTGTAGAGTCATTTAGAAATGAAGTTGTTAAGGCTAACGAAACGAATAGGGAAATATATATACAAGGATTAATGAATCAAAACTTTGTTCCTGTCAATGTAACTCCATTGACTCAAACAGGATTGCCTTTCGGAGAAGAAAATGAGACTGACGATAATTCCAAGTGATAGAACTGTTTACATAGACGGTGAGTATTATTCTGACATTGATATGAGTTGGGTTCCCCAAATCAATGGTGTAGCTGTACACGCTGTTCAGTGGTATGGTGATCATGGTAGTGTAGAGTTGGTTACTCAAGATCCGAATATCGAAATTACAGAGTTGGGTGTTTGGGAACAATCTATAGAGTTATGGCAAAAGAAAAAAGAAGAACATCAATTGTGGTTGGAAGAACAAAAAGCATTGATGGAAGTTCGCAATTTTTCTCAGTATGAAGGATATGGTGACTTAGATGATCTAATGGCTCTAGATTATATTTTGGAAGAAGAAGAGGAAGAGGAAATAGTTGAAATTGATGTAATGGCTGAAGACTTTGAAAATCAAAGTGTAGAAGAAGCTTCTGAATCTGATTTGGTGGTTGGTGATATAAACTACGAAGAACTTGAGTCTGTAGACAATGAAGTATCGGAAGAGGATCAAATTTATTACGATATTGAAGAGTTGTTAAAAGAAATTTAAAATTTTTTTGTTTGTTATGAATAATCTAAATCCTTCCATCAAGGTAAACAATTATCTTGTTGTCAAAAATTTTATAGACATTAAAAGATCTAAAAGTTTATCAGATGAGTTTAATTCTTTCTGTGATAAAAATAATGTACTTGGTGACGATCAGGCTTTAAACTCGTCCTCGGTATACAATTATATTTCTTTCTTAGAACTTCTTTGTGAAAAAACTCCAGAGATTAGTAAAATCTGTGGGGAAACTGTATTGCCTACTTATTCTTATGCCAGAACTTATCGAAAGGGCAGTGTTTTAAAAAAACACACTGATAAAGATCAATGTGAAGTATCATTGACTGTTAACTTAGGTAGTGATCGGCCGTGGTTAATTTGGATTGAAACTCCCAATAGTGATAAACATAATATTATGTTGTCTCCTGGAGATGCATTACTGTATATGGGATGCGATGCACCTCACTGGAGAGATGAATATGATGGTGAATGGTACACACAAGTATTCCTGCATTATGTTTTCAGTCGTGGAAATAGAGTTAATAGTTATTTTGATAAAAGTCATTTAGGGATAAATTGTGATCAACATGGAAATAAAGTTGAAAAAACTTTAGAAGAAAGTAAAATTATAAAAACTCCAGAACTTATAGTTAAACCTAGTATTAGAAGTCAAACAAAGCTAGAAGATTTTATTGTTGTTTTAGATTCTTTAGTATCAGATGAACTTTGTAATAAAATTATATCTGAATATAAAGATTGTGACTTATGGAAAGATACAAGTGTCGGCGGTGGTGAAGTAAATCCAAACGTTAGAAGTTGTTCAGTATTGAATATTAGTGAAGAAAATACCTTACAGTACAATACACAATATAGAAAACAACTTGATTCAGATTTCTTTCTTTCCGCTTCACAAGCCCTTCAGAAGTATAAAGAAAAATTTCCTGATGCAAATGTAGATATAGATACTGGATATGATCTACTCAGATATAAAGAAGGTCAATTTTATATTCAACATACAGATTCATTTAAATTACAACAAAGAGCAATTAGTTGTTCATTCAGTTTGAATGATGATTATGAGGGTGGTGAATTTGCATTTTTTGATAGAGAGATAGTTATTAAGACTAAAAAGGGAGACGCCATTCTCTTCCCATCAAACTTTATGTATCCGCATGAAGTTATGCCTGTTACTTCAGGAACAAGATATTCTATTATAACTTGGTATGTCTGAAAAACTTAAAGGACTTCCTACCATATACTATCTAAATGTTGATAGTAAAACAGAAAGAAAAGAATACATGGAATCCCAATTCGATAAATGGGAAATTTCAAATGTAACTAGATTTTCTGAAGGTATTTTTTATCCGGAGAATTTTAAAGAGTGGGAAAGTCTTGTTTATAAAAGTGAAATATACAAAGAACAAGACTACTTAAAGGTTTGTATAAATCTTTCCACATTGGAAATGGTTAGACATTGGTTAGAGAATACGAATGAAAAATATCTTATTTTGTTTGAAGATGATTATGATCTGAACCTAATAGAATACTGGCATTTTGATTGGAAATATCTAATGACTCATCTTCCATATGATTGGGACTGTATTCAATTGGGATTTGAATCTCATAATTATATTTCATTCTTTCTGCACCCAAAAACAAGCCATAGTTTTTATGGACCAGTATTAATAAATCGACACTTTGCACAAAAGTTAATCGATATCCACACGATCAAGGGAAAATATTCCTTTATCCATAACTATGGTCCAGAATATTTTTATAGATGTCTAGGATTAGATCAGTTTTTTGGATTTGTTGGTAAGACATATCAGATTCCTTTGATTACACAAAACCCAAATCTAGATGAGATTCCAAAGAAACATCATTTCATTTGTAGAGATCTTTATTATAATTGGTGGAAAAACAATAGAGATGATTTTACCCTAAAGGATTTTTTCACATACGGTAAAAAATATGATCATCTAATGACTGTACCGGTTGTTGAATGACTGAATCGAAATTAAAAGATATTCCTCCAATTTATTACTTGAATTTGGATCATAGAGTAGAAAGAAAGCTGTATATTGAAAATCAGTTTAGAAAGTATAATATTAAAAATTATACTAGAATTTCTGCCTCACGTTATGACCCAAAAAATTATTCTGAGTGGAAGTCAAAAATAATTGCGGATGATATTTTAACTCAACCGCAATTTCTTTCTGTATTATTGAATAGGATACAGAGTATTGTGGATTGGTATAACTCAAATACATCTGAAGTTTGTATGATGATAGAGGATGATCTATCATTTGATACGGTAGAATACTGGGACTTTAATTGGAAAGATATCTTTAACAAACTTCCTTGTAATTGGGATTGCATTCAATTTCATATCATAGGCGAGAGGTATATTCCAATGTTCTTATCGAAGTGGACTAAGAACAATCATGCTGCAACTTGTTTTATGATAACAAGATCTTATGCAGAGAAAATGATAAGATTGCACTATGACAATGGATTCTTTAAATTTTATACAAACTATGGATTAAGTGAAAAATGGCCAAAGTATCATTATCAATCTGGTGATTTTGTTCCATATCAAATAGGCGTTACTTATTCCCTACCCCTCTTCATATCGAATTCTCATTTTATAAGTGATGGTTATTTGGATAAACCAAACCATCTAGCTAAAAAGTCTGATGAAGTTGTTTTAGATTGGTGGAAAAATAAGAGTACAAACTACAATATATGTGATATAATGTCTATAGATTCTGTCAATAAAAACGATCTATTAATAAAGTTATAGTATGAATTTAAAAGATAAACTTAAAGGATTGCCAACGATTTATTATTTAAATCTTGACGAAAGACCTGATAGAAAACAATATACTGAAGAACAATACGAAAAATATAAAATTAGTAACTTTAAAAGGTTTTCTGCTTCTAGTTATCAACTTCAAAATTTTGATGAATGGAAAAGTAAAGTAATACTGAATGATATTTCAACATGTAAAAGGTGGAGACAACATTTAATAGAAGTAGCTACTGCTCTTTCCACTATTGATATGCTCAAAAGTTGGTTGGAAAATACAATTGAAGAATATGTTATCTTAATGGAAGATGATTATGATTTAAGTTATATTGATTATTGGCATTTTGATTGGGAATACTTGATGAATAACATTCCTTTCGATTGGGATTGTATTCAACTGGGTTTTGAAAATGAAAAAATTATTCCATGTTATCTACATCCAATATTGTCTGGACATGATAGTGGAGCTGCATTGATAAGAAGAAGTTACGCAGAAAAATTAATAAGACTTTTTTGTGTAGATGAAAAGTATAATCTTGCTCATAAAATTTCAAATTGGAAATGGTCGATAGGACTAGATATACCTAATGTAACTATAGATTATTTCCTAATACATAGTGGAAGAACTTATTCAATGCCTTTGATAAGTGTAAATCCAGATATTGGTAGTTATTCGGTAAATTATGTAAGATCTGATAGACCTGATTTAGTTCTTGCTAGGAAGGCTTATAAGAAATGGTGGACCGTTCTGAGAGATGATTATACATTAGAAGAGTTTTTCATGTATGGAAAACCAAATGATAGAGTTATAACACCTAGAGAACCCGACATTGATAAGTATGTTTGAAAAAGTAAATGAGTTTGAAAACAAAGTCGCAGAATATTTCTCAGCCCCATATGCTGTAGCTGTAGACTCATGTACACATGCAATAGAATTATGTCTTAGACATACTTCATGCAATAATTTGACTATTCCAACTAACACTTATGTTTCTATTCCAATGACTTTAATGAAATTGGAATTGAATTGGACATGGAGAAATGAAGACTGGGAAGATTATTATCAACTAGGCAATTCAAATATTATTGACGCTGCTGTACTATGGAAAGAAAATAGTTATATTCCTGACACCTACATGTGCCTTAGTTTCCAGTATAAAAAACATCTTAGTGTTGGTAGGGGTGGAATGATTCTGTTGCAAAACAAAAATGACTATGATATACTAAAGAAAATGTCTTACGATGGTAGAGATGTTTCTAAGCCTTGGGCTAAACAAGACATTGATACCGTAGGTTATCATTATTATATGACTCCAGAGACAGCTATCTTGGGTTCTTTTAGGTTTAATGAAGTTCGTGATAAACAACCTAAAAAATGGACTTATCTAGATTACCCACACTTACCTGACATGTCTGTGTTTAAATGTTAAATCATATAAAACCTAATTGGAATATCAAAGATTTTTATAATCTAGACTACGTTTTGTCTACACATAAAGATGAAGAGTTGGTTAACCAATATTTAAGTTCTGGTCACAGTGAGGAAAAATTATCTATATACAAGTACCAACAACCAGATCCAATGCCAAAGTGCGTTGAGGAATATATCATTCCTCAATTTTATTTTTTAGATAAAGTTGGCGCAGCAGTAAATTATTTTAAACCAGGACAATATCTACCTCTTCATACAGATCTTTTTGGTAAATATCTAGAAATTAATAACATAGGATCTGAAAATGTTATTAGATGTATGGTTATGTTGGAAGATAATTCTCCAGGCCAAATTTTGCAAGTGAAAGATACTTGTTACTGTGATTGGAAGGCTGGTGATTGTTTTTACTGGAACTATGATGAAATCCATGCATTTTATAATTTCAGTATGAAAGATAGATATGCAATTCAAGTAACTGGAGTATTAAATGAACAATAGTACTAATGAGTGGGGAAGATTAAAAAAGGTTATTGTGGGTATTGCAGATTATGCAAGAGTGCCTGAAATGGATCGTAGTCTGAGATTGATTAACTATGCAGATCGTGAAGATGTTTCCGATGTAAAGTCAGGATTATATCCTGATCAAGTTATACAAGAAGCTAATGAAGATCTAGAAATCTTCGCAAACTTCTTAAGACAAGAGGGAGTAGATGTAGTAAGACCTCATAGTGAACCAACAGGATATTATAATTTCTGTCCCAGAGATTGTATATTCATCCATGGAAATAACTATTTTGCAACTCCAATGCCCCTAAAGGCTAGGAGGTATAATTTTGGTTCAATCGCTCATCATTTTGATGGATTAGTTCCATTAACTTGTACCTATGATGACAAATTGTATAATGATGAATGTCTAGGGAATAAAGATGTTTTAGCACTCACTGAACACTCTCCTGCTTTTGATGCTGCCAATATTATTAGGGCTAATGATCATGTTTTATATCTAGTTTCTAATAGTGGAAACATTTCTGGTGCGAATAAACTTCAACAAGTTTTGGGTCCAGACATTCAAGTTCATTTACTTCAAGGTGTGTATAGTTATATGCACATTGACACAACAATTGCATTTCTAAGAGAGGGATTATTATTGGCTAATCCAGAAAGGATTAAGAGTAAAGATGTTCTTCCTGCACCATTTAAAAATTGGGATGTAATTTGGTGCCCAGAACCTGTTGACATTGGATACTATCCAGGTTATAATCATGCCTCAACATGGATTAACATGAATCTTTTTAGTGTCAATCCTAATCTCGTTGTTTTAGAAGAACATCAAGAACCAACAAGAAAAGAGTTAGAAAAATATGGTATAGATTGTGCCATGCTTCCTATGAGACACTCAAGAACTTTAAGTGGGTGTTTCCATTGTGTAACTTTAGATTTAGAAAGAGATGACTGAAAATACTCCTATACATCCCAGTGGATTAAATATTATCCAAAATGATGACGGCTCTTTTGCTTTTGAGTGGGATAAAAACGATGAACGATGGTCTTGGCTAAATGACTTGACAGATGATCAAATTAAGATTATTATGGAACAAGCAATCAAGGACTTGACCGATGGACTTTGACTATAAGAAGTATTCTCTTGAGAATCTTGAAAATTGGATGTATGATTCTTTGTCTTCTTCTGAAGCAACCCCACAGGAAATCTATGATGTAATCAAAGGTGTCGTTGAAGAACAATATAATCACTTCACAATTAATGCAAATCGTTGTAATGAATTACTTGTTCTTCTAAATGGTAATAGTCAGAGTAACAAATATGAGACTCATCTGAATAAAGTTTTCAGTTGTGATAAGGACGATTCATCTGAAGAATGTAAAAAGTCTTGGACTTCTTTCTGGGAAGAGAATTATTATCCAGAAGAATACAAAGGTTCGACGGTAAGTAGTGTAAGTAAAGATGACTGTATGCCCCCATGGGGACATAGTGATATGGAAGCACTTCGTTATACCGAAGAAGAACTGAATGAGATGTGTGACAAAGCATCATCGGATCAGGAAAAAGAAAAGTGTCGTGAATATAATCTAAGAGAAGCTGAGTACTACGATAAACGAGCAAAACTTGATGGAGAATACTCCAAATATTACTATGATTATGACCGAAATGATCCAAGTCGGTTGAACCCCTTCAGTGGGAAAATTTATGAGTCTCCAGATGGAGGGAAGACAGTTTATGCTCGCAATCCTGGAGAAACTGAACGAGTTTTGATCAAGGAAGATAAAGTAAAGAAGTGGTTACTTCCCGTTCAACAATCAGTAATTGATGGTGTGGATGACTATTATGTAAATTTTCCAGATGATCTTCTAGAAGCTGCAAACCTTAAAGAAGGAGATCAAGTTGAGTGGGTAGATAATAATAATGGTTCTTATACTCTTCGCAAAGTTACTAAATCACTTGGAATGGATGAGTGCTGATGATTGAAGCTCTTATTTGTGGATACAATCTTTTCTGTCATGTAAAAAATGTGGTAGAATATCCAAGGATACAAACACCTGTAATAAAATATTATGAACCAGGTAAGTCTTGTTATGTAAATGGAACCTTTTATACTAAATGTGAGGATAGACTAAATGGCACTAAGTGAATCTGTAGAAACAAGTTTAAAAGAAGCCGAACAATCTTTGCGTAATGCTCTTGCGTATGCTGCTCGCCAAGAAAAACCTTTCGTCGGTAAACATATTGCAGATATGATTATGGATATTGATAATCTCATTTCTGCAGATAAATTAATTGATAAATTGGAAGAAAGGATGAACGGAGATGATGATAGTAAGAGGGGTCGTTGGGGCCCTTTTGGAATGTAATTGTTACTGCTTGTAAATCAAATATAAAAACATTATTAACTATCATAGATATTGATGGGCGTTGTGTTAGAATTTAAACACAAACGAGGAGGTTTATGACTCATTCCAATTTTCAAACAGGTTCTCTGACAGATTCCGAATGGAACGAGTTGGTAGCACTTAAAAATGCAATCAATCAAAATCCGGCTTCAGTCCATCCAGATAAAATGGAACTCTTTACAGAATTGCTTGTTAGGTCTTGGGATGCAAAGTGTGATCCTCCTAACACATCTACTTGGCGTAAAGGCCATCCAATGGAGGAGTGATGACTTTAGAAGAAAAAATTGATCTCCTCTTTAAAAAAATTAATGTGATTGAAGAAGACGTAAAAGGTATTCAAATACAGATTGACTTAATTGCAGATAGAGTGTATGATTACACAAATGAGTATGAAATAGAACTCTAAATATTACAAAATATCAACAACAAAAAATGAAGTTTACTGTATATTCTAAACCTGAATGTCCTTATTGTTATAAAATTAAACAAGTTCTAGAACTTTGTGGTAAAGAATTTGTTGTTTATACTTTAGACAAACACTTTACTAAAGAAGAATTTTATTCAGAATTTGGTGAAGGAAGTACCTTTCCACAAGTTGTTATGGACAACAAAGTTTTAGGTGGTTGTAATGATACTATCAAGTACCTAAAAGAACTTTCAGTTCTATAATTATGACTAAGCCTCGTGAGTTGTACATAAATAGAGGTGTGGAATTATTGTTAAGAAAAAGGAGGGAAAAACCTGATCAACCAAAAACCTTTAAGTTCAGTTTTGGTAAGATGGTTTCTCTCCTTAGAAGAGAGATTCACGTCTATTTTGAATTTTCATTTGACATAAAAAAGAAAGGAATCTCTCGGAGGTAGAACCATGACAGCACCATTAGTTGCCATATTTTGTATGGTATCTTTCATGTTCTTAATAATTGGTGGTATAGTGGGTTGGTTATGGAAAGAACATGTTGTTTTTTCAACTCCTCAACAAGTATTCGCTCATCCAGAAATGTTTGACGACAATGGGAATATCATTCCAGACGAAATAATTGCAGTACGATTTGAAAATAGCTATGACGACTACGAAGAAGACGACGACTAGTAAAAAGTCTTCGACAACTACTAAAAGTCCTGTCGCAAAAAAGACAACGACTCCTAAGGTTACTAAAACCGTAGAGAAGATTGAATTGACTCCAACTTCTTACGTCCATGAAATTTTTTCGGCTGTTGTTGCCGAAAGAACTAAGGATAAAAAAATTAATATCCTTCAACAATATAATGAAAACTTTATTAAATCTCTTTTGATTTGGAACTTTGATGAGTCAATAACCTCAGTCCTTCCAGAGGGAGAAGTTCCTATTCAACAAAATGAAAATGCTGATAAATCTCCAAGTTCTAATATCCGTAAAGAATGGAGTAAATTTTATAACTTTGTGAAAGGTGGAAATGATAGTATGAATAAACTTCGTAAAGAAACGATGTTTATTAATATGTTGGAATCTTTTCACCCAGGAGAGGCTGAGGTATTATGTCTTGTAAAAGATAAAAAACTTCAAACTAAATATAATATCACCAAAGAACTTGTATCTGAGGCGTACCCTGATATTACATGGGGGAATCGTTCTTGATATGTCAGTGAATATTATTCATGGAAATTGTGATCCCGTTCTTGCAAAAAATCGTGATCTGCCCAGGAACTCATATCTAGTTAC